TGGAACCGCCGTTAGTGAAGAAAGAGTTGCAGAAGCCTTTGAAGCCGATCTCGTTTCAGTCTTGTCTGACTGCGAATCTCTCTACGGAGACTTTGGAGATTTGCCTGAAGATGCTCAGGAAATAATTGCTAATATGATATTTAATATGGGACGGCCACGTTTAAGTAAGTTCAAAGGAATGAAACGTGGTGTTGATGCTCGTGATTGGAACGCAGCTGCTGATGAGATGGTAGATAGTGCTTGGTATCGTCAAGTACCTAATCGTGCAGAAAGATTAGTAAAAAGAATGAGAAGTGTATGAGATACACTCAAAAACAATGGGACAAAGAAATAGGGTGGGGTTTAGTTCCACCAGAATATGCATATGAAAGGAATAAAATGTCTAATCCGTTATACGATAGTATTTGGAATCCTTGGCATTCGGCATATAAAAATATAAATGTAACCGTGACTTATAATATGAAAGAAATTAATAATGTTTATACACAAGACAGTGACAATACCAGAACTAACAACCGAAACGATAAACCGAAAAAGGTTTTACGTAACACCAGAGGGAAATAAGTACCCCTCTATAACTACTGTTCTTTCAGTTCGTAATAAGCAAGGATTGTTTGAATGGCGTAAACGTGTTGGTGAAGATGTTGCGAATCATATTGCAAGGACAGCTGCAGCAAGAGGTACTAAGGTTCACCATATGTGTGAAGATTACCTCAACAATATGCACATAGAATTTCCTGATAAATTTGCAGAACACACAAAACATTTTCTTCCTTGGTGTTTATTCAAACAGTTAAGAAAAGCAGTACTAGTTCATGTTAATGAAATATACGCACAAGAGGCAGGACTATATAGTGATAAATATAAGGTAGCAGGTCGAGTGGATTGCATTGCAGAATATAAAGGTATACTTTCTATCATTGATTTTAAAACATCAACAAGAGAGCGGACTGACAATTGGAATGAAAATTATTACATTCAAGGTTCAGCATATGCTGAAATGTTTGGAGAGAGAACAGGAATTGAAATCAATCAAGTAGTTATTCTTGTGGTAACAGAGGATGGCACTGTTCAAGAATTTGTGAAGAATAAAGAAGAGTATCTTCCTATGTTGGAAGAAATAGTTACCGAATGGAGCGAACAAAATGAAACACCTATCAATATTGATGGTGATGTTTCTAGTAGTGGGTTGTCAAGCCACGCAATCAGCTGAAGTAGAGCCACCAAAAGTTACAGTACAAAAAGAAGTACAAAAAGAAAATAACCTTAACAATCCTTTTTTGGGTATAGACATACCACCAGGCGCAATAATTAAAAGTAGTAAGTCTGTACTGTGTGGAGAGATGGGCGAGATACTTACCAATATAAATAAAAGATTTGGTGAAATACCTTTTATGTCTGGTGAAATAGAGGTAATTTATTCATCTGGTTTAATGAAAAATATTCTGGTAATTCTTATGGTAAATCCTATAACAAACACTTATACATTTATAGAACAGATGCCCAATGAAGAAAGACTTCTGTGCATTTTATCAGCTGGTAAAATGTATAAAGGTAAAGATAAAAAAGGGACTTGACAATTAAGGTTGAGTGTGGTATAAATATAATACAATTCATTGATACGGATTGAAAGACGTACAGGACTTGGGGGCAGTACCCAACGCCTCCACCAAAAGGAGATTATGGTGATTAGATATTTATTAGGGGATCAAGATGAAGAACCCTTTAGTACGAGAGGTAAGTAAGTGGATGTTTAAAGCTTATATTCTTTGGAGTATTTGTGCAGACATAACCTTACTTGCTGGGATAATTTATTTAATCTTCTTTTGATGGGGGCGAAATAGGATCGACTGGCGTGAAATAGAGAAGTGGAGAATTGTCGGATGACTCCGTTATTGGTCAAAACACTAAATGCAAACGATAACTTTGCACCAATGGCTCTTGCTGCGTAAGCAGTGATTGTTCGGAGTTTCGGGGATGTACTTGGCAACAGAAACATCCCCACTTTAAAGTTGGAATAGTTCCAACTTATTTTGTAATGTTAAGGAAAACATTTATATGACTACTACTACCCAGACCGCTAAGGTCGCTACCGCACTAGAAAATGGTGCAGAACTAACCGCAAAACAGATTACATCACGTTATGGTGTTAAGAATGTACGTGCAGTTATTAGCAAACTTCGTTTAGAAGGTTTGTCAATCTATTTGAATAAGCGGATTTCATCTTTTGATGGTAAATCGTACATGAAGTATATGATTGGTACACCAACTAAGGCAGTTGTTGCTGCTGGTTATAAAGCACTACGCACAGCGTAATGTCTAATGGGTGATGCCATAATACATCCGCTGAGGGTCATGGTTAACCCTCAACTTATTAAGAGATGGGAATACAAATGAATACAAGTAAGACATTTTCACTTCAAATTGAAAATATCGCAAAAGAAAAAAGAATATCACATATGGAAGCAGTTCTTTGGTATTGTAAAAAAGAAGGAATTGAACCAGATACGATAGGTTCTCTTATTTCAAAAGGTCTTAAAGAAAAAATCGAAGCCAACGCAAGGGAATTAAATTTTCTTCCTCGTCAAGCACAATTACCAGTATAGGAGTTAACATGGGAATTATATTATTAGTTACTGCATTATTAACAATGGGAGATGCATTTGTTGCAGATAACAAAGAATTTTTTGATACTGTTGATAGACAGAAAAAAGAAGGTTACACTTGGCATTATACTGGTGCAAAACCATTAGATGAACCACCTGTTCCTTCATTACCCCTACAAAATGTCGATTCAAAAACAGGGAAAAAAATTGGTGAACCTTTTGTATTATGGAAATTAAAGAAGGATTAAAATTAGGTTTGGTAAAGGGAATAATTGTTCTCTTACCAACTTATATTACTGCATTTTTAACAGATAAAATGATATATGTTATTCCTATGCTTGCAGCTGCCAGTTTTATTGCAGCGAGTATAGGTGATGCCAAAATAGAACGTAGAGTGGAAGAAGACGGATTTAAAAGCCATAAAGACGATGCGAGCAATTGATACATATTTAATGTATTGTGCATTAAAAGCCCACTTTAAGGGTGACTATGATTACCACAAGTTTAGCGGTCAAACAAAAGTTTCCAGAGATTCGTTTTGGAAACGGAAAGACCGTTTCTTTTTTGTCAAGACAGCTAGTAAATATAAAGATGATGGTGAAATTCTTAATTATTTCGTATCAAACTTTATTCAAGATCGCAATGGTTATATTGCAAACTTCAATAACAAAAATTATGAAGATTGGATGCAACGAAAGAAGATGTTCTATGAACTTTTCTCTCAAGAGTTGCAGCCATTTGTTAAGAACTTTGAACCTCTTTTTGAGTGTGAGGATAATCAACATCCATTACTTCTAAAGGAATTCTTGGGTAAAAGAGTTTCTTTAGAGACTATGATTATATTGGATGAACTTGTTGAATTTAGTAAGAAATGGAATAAGGAGTTAGTATGGGATGATTTTGTGTGGCCCGATGTAAAAAAACTTATGAAAAATTACAAAGGGTTCTTGACAATTAATGCTGAAAGGTATAGAATGAAACTATTGAAACTTATAGAGGAGTCCAGTTAATGGAAATGACTGTATACTTGGATGGTAATCCTGCCATTCGGGAAGAAGGGTTTTTTGAGAGTAAGGTTATTACTCTTGAGAACCAAATTAAAGCATTGCAATTTAACAATGCTGAGTTGGAAAAATCCATCTCTGAACTGGTAGAAAGATGTACTAAACTTGCATCTCGCCAACCAGCATGGCCTAAGGGGTATTCTCCTCGTAGGAATGACCGCTTCAAAAAGCGAGGATGAGTGGAACGCCGGATTAGCTGAGTTGGTTTAGCACCACTTTTGTAATGTGGAGACAGGGGTTAGAGTCCTCTATCCGGCACCATTTTTTGTAGGATTTAAAATATGGAAGTAAAATTAAAAAACTCTTGACAAATCTTTTTAACTATGGTACTATATTAAAATGAGTGGTATGCATTTATTACCTGTTTATTACACAACTACGAAC